CAAAGTAGTATTGTAAATCTTCTAAATCAAAAACATGATATTGCCAAGTCAGATTTGTACCATGCCCAAAAGAAGTAGAGATACAAAATGCAGTAGATGTATCTAAAGCACTATCGCTTATATCAAACCATATTGTATATTTTTCTGGTGGGCTATCTTCAAATCCATCAGAAGAATATATTCCAATAGTTAAGTCTCCAGTCGAAGTATCTAAAGCAATCGACTGGTCATAAGGTGGTTGTGTCGGCACATGGTCAGCAAAAACTGGAGAAGGGTAAATTAAAAATAGAACTAAAATATAGTTAAATAGTTCGTTAATCCTTCTCGCCACATCTATTTGTCTCCGCACCCACTAGGGCATGCCATGCAACAACCTTCCATTACTTACCTTCTTCGAAGGTGTATTTTGGCTTAGCTTGTTCTAGCCCATTTTGAATTACGCTCAAAGCTGATGACATAAATGCCACACCAATTAGCTCAATCATGTTTGCATCTATGATTCCACTTGAGTTAGCAAGATACAATGAGATTGCAGATTGTAGTCCAGTTCTGAATGCTTTACTTAAAATAAATTTCCAATATTCTTTATTTTTCATAATCTCCTATTCTTCTTCATGAATCTTACCACCAATTTGAACGACATTATAATTACGACAATTTTTATTTGCACAAGAGTAAGTCGGCTTGTTGCGTACTAGATTATATTCGAGTGGTTCAGAGCAAGTAGGGCAGTTAATTATCAAGTAATATTTTTAACTGTGAATACTGCACTCCTTAGGTTTTTTAGTTCTTTTAATATTTTGTCAAACTTATCATCTATGACTCTTGTTAAGACAACATCTTCAGTTGCTTTATTAGATAATCCTTTTGCTACATCATCTATGATTTCATTTAAGTTGATATCAGAATATCTTATTGTAACTTTTTCTCCAGCTACTAATGCATCTCTGACTTTAGGATACATTTTTTCATAAGCATTCCTAGATGAACCTATAAATCCATCTTTGCTTACATCTAAATCTTGTTGAGTGTTACCCACCAGATAGCAACCAGCTGTATTTTCATCAGTGTTACCAGTATGAATTAAAATATACTTAAAGTTTGGTACATCTTGAAGTTCTAACATACCTAGATGCCAACCTTCTCCATACTTTGCATCATACCTACTCTTTGTGCGAGTATGAAAACCTCCAACTGTTCTAAATTTTATTTCGTATTCTCCTAAAGGTATAGCAGTCTCAGAATGCTTTTTTTGGTCTCTAATTTCATCTTCGAGTCCATAGCATTCAAAAACTGAATCAATAAATAAAAGACTATTGGTCGCATCAGAACCAAACTGAGTTCGTACTACATCAAGTTTCATTAGCTTGGTTTTGGATTATCTGTTTTGACTTTTTTGACAGCTTTGTACCATTCGCCAGTTTTGTCTCCTTTATCAGAAGTCATGTCATGGTAAAGTAAGTCAAGTTGCTCAGCTAATGCTGGATATGCTTCTTGTCTTGCTCTTGCGTAGCCATTATCTTGTTCATCTAATTTAGATTGAGCTAAGTCTTCTATTGCTTGGTCATACTCAGCGTCTGTAAACTCTCTTCTTTCATTATTAACTTGAGCATACATTGGCTTTGCAGATTCAATCTCTGAAGTAGCTTCAGTTCTAAATTGTTCTATTGTTTTAATCGCCATAGTCCTCCTATCTTACTATATATTTCTTATACTTACTTCTTATAACCATACAAAGTAAAGTTAACACTAGCTATATTATTACCATTAATATTAAATATTTGTACACCATCACTTGCACTTGCAACTGTATGTACAAATCCACCTTGATAACCTCTTGCTGTATGTTCATTTGCTTGAAATTGTGTTCCCTCAACTGTTAAAAAACTGTACTCACTTGTATTTGGAAAATTAAATAAATATATTACTGCATTTGCATTAGCACCTGTATTACCTGTTCCATCATCTACTGTTGGCATAATAAATGCTTTAGTTTCATTAGTTCCACTACCATTAGAAAATGATGTATCTGATTTAAAATTCTTAAAGGTATAATCATAATTAGCTGAACTATCAGCATAACCACTTTTTGTTACTCTAAGTACAGGAACATCATCAGATGAAACTTTTAAATTACTTATAATTAATTTATACACATCAAAAGTGGTATCAATACCTGTTAAAGTTACAGAACTAACTGCTGATGTAACTATTTCTTCATCTATTTTTATTAAGCTACCTGCCATTATTTAACTCCATATACATCAACCCTAAAAGTTTTTAAAGTTGCACTTCCATTATTTGGAATAAATTTAATTCCTGTACAACTTGTTGTTTCTCTTAAAACACCAATATATCTATCGCCTTTTGCACCAAGAGTATCTATACTATTTCCATTAACAAAAGTAAATGAACTACTAGAAAAAGGATTGTAGATATAAACACTTCCACCATTTGAAGCATTAGCCTGTGTTCTTGAAGCCAAACCTATAAAACTAGGAAATTTGTTTTGGCTTGTATCTCTTCCTTCAGCAGTTGAACTGCCACCTATTGTATGTCTTAAAGTTGCATAATCATAATTTGAATTGCTTATTTCTGCACTTGAACTATCTAACAACCTTGCGTTTATATCTGTCGCTGCATTTCCAGATTGTCCTGCTTCAAGTGAAATGTAATAAACATCATATTCAGCAGAAAAAATATTTGTAACACTAAAATTAGAACTTCCACTTGTAACTGTTTCTGATTTAATAAATTGCAAATTAGCCATATTTAATACCTCTTAACACCATACAAACTGTAAGTTCCTTTCCAAGTTGTTGAAGCATTTCCTGTTAATCTTATTGCATTTACAGTTTCATAACTAAGATTCATAGCAAATCCCATTGTTATTTGATAAGAAGCAGAAGAATTAAAATCTGTAAAAATAGAATTAGCACTTCCTCTTTTTAAGCTATCTCCTAAATTATAAAATTTAATAAAACCATTACCTTTTTCATTACTACCTGTACCTAAAGAAGCACTTAAATATTGTAGAAATGTATTTGAAGTTTGACCTCCTGCACCATTATTAGACAAATAAGAATTATAATAAGTACTTGTTTCATAAGTAGCCCCACTGTCATTAGAAAATCTTGCTACTAAGTGCCTAGTATCAGTTAAGGTTTCTACATTGTTACAAGTTAATAAATGTTCATCATAAATATCCTCTTTTATATTCACAAAATCAATACTTGAAACTGCTGATGTTACAGTTTGAGTTTCAATTAATTCTAATTGTCCATAGTTAGTGTATTTATCTGCTCTTGTTAAATCATAAATATCTTTAGGTGTAAAGATTCCTTTATTATTTCCAAAACTTTGTTCTGGGCTCTCTGGTATATATCCAAATTCATTACTCATAATTAAACCACCCTGTACAATGTAAAAGTTCCACTTGCTATGTTTCCACCTGCATCATCAAAAAAATGTAAACCATCACTTGCACTTGCTACTGTATGGACACCACCACCTGTATTTCCTCTAGTGTGTGGTGTTAAATTAACTTCAACCATTTCAGCAGTTATAAAAGAAAATTCACTTGCTGAATTAAAATTATATAAATAAGCAATACCACTAGCAGTTTCACTTGTACCTGTTCCAACATTATCTACAAAAAGATACTGCCACTCATTTTCATTAGTAAAACCTGCACTACCAAAACTAGAACTAGCATTGAAAACCTTATAAGCATAATCATAATTTGCAGTTGTATCAGCACTTCCACTTTTAGTTACTCTTACACAAACATTTCTACCATTTGTTACAGTTCCAACATTTGAATAAGCCAACATATAAACATCATCACTATCTATGCCTGTAAGTGTTACAGAACTAACTGCACTTGTTACTGTATTTGTTGCTACTTGTACTAATTGACCTGCCATTAGCTGTCAACTCTCAATCCATAAATTTTAATATTTCCACTATCCAATGTATTACTTGAAGCCATAATGTGAAAACCTGTCATACTTGCAGTTTGTTTTAATACACCAATGCTTTTGTGTCCATAAGCTATTCCAGATACTGCTGACATATTTTGTGAAATAAGAAATGTATATGAAGAACTTAAAAATGGATTGAATACATAAGTAACAAAACCACTAGCTTCTGGGCTTAAATCTGCATATCCCATAATTACTGTTTGTGTGTGATTGGTTATTTGAGTTTCTCCAAAAGCACTACTACTTGGCATTCTTGTAGTTGCACTATCATAATTTGAAGTTGATATAAGACTTCCTGCACTATTAATAAATTTATAATATATTTCAGCAGGGCTTCCAGAATTATGACTTAAATTATTTATTGTTATTTTATAAATATCATAATCTGCACTAAAACAATCTTGAATAGATACTGTTGAAACTCCATCTACAATTTCTGTATCATTAATTAATCTTAGGTTACTCATATCTGTTTTACTCCATAGAGTTTTATAGTGCCACTTGCTATATTTCCTGTTGTTGCTAAAAATACTCTAAAACCACTACATTGATTTGCAGTTGTAAAAACACTACCACCAAAAGAAAATCTTGGTGTATGAACATCTTGTTTTATAACTGTATGATGTGTTGTAAATGTATATTTAGAACTGTTAAGAGCATTGTAAATGTAACAATATCCATTAGCACTTGCATTTGTTTCATTATCAACATTAGGTAGCCATATAAATTGTGAAAAACTTGTAGATTTACTTTCACTAAAAGTTCCTGCACTATTACCTAATTGTTGTGCAAATTGATAACCACTTGATTGTGCAGTTCCACCAACTTTAACTCTAATATCTAAATTTTGTGCAGTTGTACTAGCACTTTGAATATTGGTAGCTTGAA